TAAGTCATCGAGTTGTTGAGGGGTCAGCCCAAGTGACGCGGCTAAAGCCTGCACAAGCGGTCTGTTTCGCTCAACAGTGCTAGAAAATTCCCATTCAATACGCACTGCTTCGCCCTGAGCGCCCGGAATTGAAGCGACTGCGTTATTGATCTGCGTTAGTAATCCTTGTTGAAGTAGCGCCAGACGTGCCTGTCGCATTGTGACGCTGGTAATGACAGGAACGGGTGGAGCATCAGCCGGTTCCGGCGTATTTCCTTCGGCAAGCCATTGCTGGTACTGAATGAAGTCGGAGTTTGCCGGGTCTGCCGGAATGCAGGCTCCGTCTGTTAATCTGATGACGCTTGGTGTGTTAGTTAGTTTGTACATAACTTGCCCTTAGAGTTCAATGGCAGCGACCCATTGCGCGGAATAGTTTGCAGCATTTCCAGCAGCGCTATTTGTTATATGAGCGCCAGACGTTGAAACGTATTGAACAGTAGCAGTTCTATCCGCGCCTGATCCATCTCGAATTTGACCAGATGCGCCTGACTGCGTGCTATAAGAAGTTACTGTTGGCGTTGCTCTTTTTTGCACTTTGAATATAACTTGCAGTGCCGCTGTATTGGTGGCTCCTGATGCGTTGTAATTTTGAAGGGCACCGACACTTGTTGCAGTACCAACCGCACCGGGTTCATAACTCTGTTCATAATACCGCTGACACATCGCCAGCTCGGCGCTAAATGGGCGGTGGTCGAATTCCGTTGCGAATGAGCCGACTTCTAACTGCACACCGGTGATGGCGAAAATGTTGCCGACGGTGTCGAGGCAGTTGACTTGGTTGGAAGTGGCGAGGAAATTGCCGGTCTGCCATGCGCCTGCGGTGGTTTGGAAGGTGGTGCCTGCGGCGAGTGCCCACGACGCAATCAGACCAGTTCCGTTAGTCCAGTCCCAGGTACCTGCGGTGATAAGTCCGCTCGGAAGGGAGATAGATTTTTGTTCCCACGTATTTGTCGCGCTTATGGTGTACTCGACAACGTAACTGCGGTTAGTGCCGCTGTTTCGAAATGCTACGCAATGCGTACCTGTCTTGCTGCTACGAACCCAGAATGAAACCGTAAATGTTTTGCCAATTAGGTCTCTGGCATTAAATCCCTCAATGCGTTGCTGAATGGCTAAAGCGTCACCAGCAGCAATACTTGTGTCTGCCGTGGTAACTGCGTAGCGATAACTGTATCGGAATTCATTGTTACTGGGCGCGTCCGCTTGCTGAGTCACCGTGGCAACAGCGGACGAGGTGTTGGTTAGCTCCCACCTGTCAAGCGTGTATGCAGACGCCGCCGCAAAACTCGTCCCCCGCTGGGCAATGTCCATCTTGCCGTTGATGATCTTATTTTTTAGCCCAGACGCAATTCTCGGTGGCATTTCTTCGACAAACGCCTGCGATGTCGATAGCAACGTCACCCGGCTGCGATGGTTGGCCGGAATATCACCAGCCCCGATGTTGACGTAACTACCACTAGCCGCCTGGCGCACCAGCGTAGGCGGTGAAGCCACGCCACTGACCTGGAGTGTCGGATTCGCACCGCTGGCGGCATGGAATGTTACCCAAAACGTCTGACCCGCTGCGTAGGATGTAATAGCCTGCGCCGGGGCGAGCGTGTATGCAGTGCTGGTGCCTGCGGTCGTGGCACTGTTGGCAGTCTGAGCGAGTACGTTCGCCGGGGTTGTCCAGACTGACGGGATTGCAACATCGGGTGTACCACCGATGACGCCGCGCAACTGCTGCAAGTCATTGGTGATCTTGCTAATGTCTGCGGCTGGCGTTGTCGTTGCCGGGTTGATTGTCGAGGATTGCCAGGCCATGCTTAGAACCTTTCTCCGTAACCGAACACGTCCACATCGACGGTTCCGGCTTTGGCGCTACCAGCGCCGTCAAATACATTGACTGTTACTTGTGAATTGCTTTTTCCAGTGACAGTAAAGCGATCACCGCTAGTCGCTGATTGTAATGTGACCTGCACGGTCTGGACACCGACGAAGGCCGGTGAAAATGTCAATGTCGCACCAGCAATAGGAATTGAGACATTGCCGAAATGCAGTACCCGGTCGGGCACATCAATGCGCACGATCAGGCTGGTCAGGTACGGGATGATCACCAAGTCGTCAGTTGCCAGAGTAGCGCGAATACGGACGTACCGGAACGTATAAGCGCCCGGTGTGAACTGCTGCCATGCGCTCCAGGTGATGTTATCGTTGCTGGTACTGATATCGAAAGACGCCGAAATACCGCTAATCCTGCCCTGCCAAGACCATTCTGGAGCTGAATAGTAGCTCCACGGCTCGGTGAAGTCATTCCACACGCCTACCTGCTGGATCGTCTGGACTATATTTTCAAGATGCACGGTCGAGGTGGCAACGAAGCCAATATCAATAGGCTGCGTCGTATAGGTGCCTGAGCTGACCGGATCGAGGAACATCCACGCACTGGTGTAGCTGTTCCACGGCTGTGTGTAGGCACTCCAAGGCTGCGTGCCGTTAATGACGACACCGCCGGGGGTGGCATAGGCGTTGTTGGTCGTTCCGTTCCAGCCGTTTGTTGTCTCATCCGAAGCCAGGACAACGTTGATGCCGCTAATGTCTGGCACACTGACTAGCGACTCTACCGCGCTAAAGTTGCCGGATGTGTCAACCGCCTTGATCATGAACGTACCACCGCGCGGCGCAGACCATGAGAAAGCGTTGCTCGATGTCGAACCGATGGGGATGCCGGTATTCCAGCTCAGGCCTTGGCGCAGTTCGTAGTGGTCAAAGTCCACATCACCGACAGGCCGCCAAGTGAAATTCAGAATGGTGCCGTTCCTTGCCACCACGAAATTCTGAACATTCTCAGGTGGTGATGTTTTGCCTACTACCTGATAAGTGGCGGTAGCTGCATTGGTGCTTCGCTTACCGATTGCATTGATCGCCACCACGCGAACCGTGTAAAGCCCCTCGGTCACATCTACATCGACGCTCGGCGTAGTAGAAATAATCTCAGGCTCAGAATTGCCGCCTTGGCGCTGCAATACAACAGCGTAGGACGTGGCAGTGACTACCGGGCTCCATGACACGGACATGCGCACCAGCACCCCGGAGCTCGACCGGTACAGGCTATCCGTGACGGTCAGGTTTTCCGGTGTTGCCGGGGTTGCCGTCAGAATGCTGATGCTTCGCTGCTCCAGCGCAAAGCCGTTCTCAATGGCGCCGTACTTGCTCGGCTCATGCGCCAGCGCGGTGACTTCGAACTCGTTGCGATCATTCTCAACAACGGCGATGACCCGGAATGTCTGCGGATTCACCGCCGTGCTGGTCAGCATCCACACGCTGCTCACGGCTGGAGCTTCCGAAAGCGCAGGGGATAGGCTCAACGTGCTCAGCGTGCCGCCAGAATGCGACACGGTGGTTTCCATGACGGTGCCATCAGCCTTGAGTGCCGATAGCGTGTACGACTGCCCGGCCACCAGCGTTATCGGCGAGTCGATCTGCACCGAGCTGGTGGTGGCTGATACGATCCGGCCACCGTACCGGAGCCCTGCGCGTGCTGGATCGGCGACTTTGATGATCTGGCCGGGACGGCAAATCATGCCCTCGATGCCGGTCTTAAACGTGACGGTCTCTGTCTCTAGCCGTTCGCTGAAAAGTAGCCAGCGCCCAGCCCGGTGTGCTTGTCCACGACTGGTGCAGCCTATTGCAGCGATATTTGTAGTGATCACACCATACCTGGCGATGCCTTCCGCATCCTCGACGTATTCGACTTTCTGGCGGTACATATCGGCTGGATCATTCCACGCCACCAGTGCAACCGTGTGCCGCGCCTTCGCTGAGCTGCCTGAATACGTGAATACGCCATCAATGACGTTGGCGGCTGTGTACAGATAGGCCGCCGTTGCTGGCGAATCCTGCACGGCTGTGATGCTGCCCGATGACCAGAAAGCCATACCCCGGAATATCGAGGCCATGTCCTGAATGACTTGGTACGCTTCCTGCTGGCTTTGCAGGTACAGATTGCAGGTGAACCGTGGTTCTTGGCTGCCAAAACCGTTGGGCACCATCTGGTCGCAGTACCGGCCAATGGCGTAAAGCGCCCACTTATCAACCTGGGTGGTGTTGATGAATGCGCCCAAGCCGTAGCGCTCAGTCGTCAGTAGATCGTACAGGCACCATGCCGGATTATCCGTCCAGGCTGTTTTGAATGTGCCGTCCCAGCTTCCAGTGTATGCCCGTGTGAGCGGGTTGTAGTTGACTGGCACCCTGACTTTCAGGCCGCGAATATCGTAGGCGCGCCTAGGAATGCTGTTGAACTGACTGGCATCGCATTGCAACCCAATAAGTGCGCTGTTCGGATAGCGCAGCTTCGTGTCGATGACCTCGGTGGCCGCATCCCAAAATGTCTTATTCTGGAGTGTCTGGCTGGTGCTGTCATCGGTCAGTCGCACCACACGTACATCCCACGGACCTGTACCGCTGACCGGAATGGTGTAGGTGCGCTGGTATCGGCTGGTGGTTTTGCCGCTGATGGTGTCAAAATTGGCTAAGATGACCGCTTCCGCCGAAGTCATCTGCACAGATCCGGTATTGGCTCCGCTGGTGACGGTGGCGCGCAGCTCGATGTTTTGCTGGCTAGATAGCGATGGCGTTTCGTAGGTGACGGTAGTCGAATTGCTGAATATACTATTTGCCCAAGCGCCGCCCTCGACTGTCTCTGATATTGTCGTCCAGGCACCGCCATTCAAACGATATTCAGCCCTGACGGTAGGCCAGACGTTCCTTAGGGAAGGATTATAGTCACTGTTCGGGTCATTAAAATATTCGACGCCAGCCGTGACGGTAAGATTTGCGCGCAGCTTAAACGCTGTTGCTGCTGCCGTATTGCCCGAAACGGATGCTGCAACGGTTTGCTGGCTAAGCGTTTGACTAACAAAGCCGCCGCCATTGCTCTGCACATCAATTCTGATCGACACCGATGTGCCCGATGTGTCGCCATTGCTGGGGTTTTGGGACACCAGACCGGGGAAGCCAAGCGTGACCCGGACATAATTGATGTTCGGATTAGTAAACTGGCGCGTCACCGATGTGTTCTTGAGCACCTCCACACCCACCGATGTGGTATTTTCTACGGCTGAGAAGCCCGGAATGTACCCTTGGCTCTGCGTGCCGTTGCGTGTTGACCACGTTGCACCAGTGAAGTTGTAGCTGCCGTCTCTGTTTTGGAGTGGCGTATCGTCCAGGTAGATCGACTTTGCGCCATCGACCAGACCCTCGATCTCGCCTTCACTGATAAGATCGAGCACTTTAGCGAATGCTTTGCTTCTCAGGCTATCTGGCGCTTCCTGAGCGACGCGACCGCTTCCACCGCCACCTTTACCGCCTCCACCTCCAGAGCCGATGATGCTCATACGGGTATATCCTGTGTAGTGATGCCTGCGCTGATAACGGCGCTGCCGACAATCAAGCGGCCATAGCAAATGGGCACCGGTTGGCCTTGCGCGGTGGTGTTAATTGCCCCGTTGAATACATAGCTCGGTTTATTTTCTGGGCGCTCGCCCGGCTCGTTGACTTTGGGCGCAGGGCTTAGCATCTGAGCAATACCGCCAAGAACAAGCGATATACCTATGCCGCCAATGACCGACCCCACTGTAGCCGTGCCGAACAGGCTGATGCCAGCAATACTTGGCGGCATCAATACGGCAGCAACCACCAGGGCAAATCCGATCAATATTTGACCCAAACCCCTACCGCCAGACCCGGCAATGGCTGGAGCAATGCGGATAATATCCTTTGATCCGGCTGGGTTGTGTATCTCTTCAACATCAGCCAACCGGCTCGATCCAACCCAAACCTTGTAAGCGGCTGAATCCTGAACGAATTCCCGCTCAAAATCCTTGTAATTCGCCATCAGGGCGCGCAGGGCTTCGCCGACTGTTTCCACGGCCAGGTGATGAACCCGTCCGAAGCGTTCGCCCAGCTTGCCGTACAGTCTAATCTCTCGCAGCATATCGCAATACCATCGCAGTGTT